GCTTACTCCTCAATCGAATGGAGTTTGGTCAACGTAAAATTTAACTAAGTTAATTGAGCCCCTCTTCGGAGGGGCTTTTTTTTGTATTTTTGTGTAATTATACATAAGATATAAGGTAAAGGTATGTCTAAGGAAGAAGGGAAAGATAGGGATATTATTAATAATTTTTTCGCATTTCAAACTAGGCGAAAGGTAACTAATTTATATAAGCAGTTCTTCTTTATTCTGGAAGATTTGAGCGCTGAAGGCATCAAAATACCAGAAGAAACACACCAACGAATCCGCAAAAGAATCCTCGATTTAGGGAACGATACAATCCGCGAACTAGAGGAATATTTTGAAAAATTTGTAGAATATAACAATAATAAACCAAAATGAAGCGTATATACGAATTTACTTTTGAAAAAGAAGAAACTGTAAAAGAGGAGTCGGTAGAAAAGAAAAAAGACGGAACCGAAGTAACCACCGCAAAAGACGTCAAAAAGATGGTCCCTCATAAGTTCTTCTTGCGTAGGCCTACTCGCGCCATGACAGACGAAGCTGAATTATATTATGGCGTAAGACTAGCGGAAGGCATTAAAGCTGGCCTATTAACTCGAGCTCTACTTGAGAAACGTTTTGAAAACGACGGTGGAGTAAGAAGCGACGATGAAAATAAGCAGTACGCTGACATAGTAACTAAACTCCAAGAGTTTCACAAGGAGCAGATAAAGATTTTAGAGATCGATGAAAAGAAAAGAACTCCTACTCAGAAAAAGAAATTAAAAGAACTTGAGAAGGAGATTAAACCTGCACGTAGAGAGCTTCGAGATCTTCAGTTAATGGAGGATAATCTTTATGAGGAGACTGCTGAGAGTAGAGCACGAAATAAAGTTATACTATGGTGGATGCTTCATTTAGCTCATCAAGACGAAGAAGGTAAGGAAACTCCATTTTTCGGAGACGGAGACTTAGATTCTAGATTTGAAAAATATGATGAAATAGACGAAGGCGAAGATACTTTTTCTATAATGGTGGCAAGAAAATTTGCGTACTACGTTAGTTTTTGGTTTGTTGGTAGGCCTAACAGCCAAGAAGAGTTTCAAAGCATGATAGATATGGCGCTTAAATTGGACGAAGAAGAGTCCGCCTCCGAAGAAGAGCCTGATAAAAAAAAGGACTAGATAAAGTTTTCGGCAAACCATTGTCGAAAATAGAAATGTAATGGAAGACTCGGCGCTAAAAGTTATTTTTTCTGAGATTCTTCGAGGTTATACTTTAGTTGACAATGAAGACTTTGGTAAACTTAAGATAAAACACTTCAATAACTTCGATTCGGCCGAATTAGATATTAAGAATAGGTATTTTTATGAAAAAGCCTGTGAGCAGGGCCTACCCACAAGAGAAGAAAAAATAAAATACTTATTAGATAATAATATTTGGGACGAGAAAAAAAACAAAGAGATACTTAATTTAAAAACTATGATCGCGGGTTTAAAAAACTCGAAGTCTAAACTATTTCTTCAAGCTCATATCAATGATATAAACAGGCAGCTAGAAGAGAACCAATTAAAGTTAAGCGAAAAAGAATTAAAAAAAGAAGAATTAATAGGTTTTTGCGCCGAGAACTATGCTCAACGCAGAATTAATGAGCATTACATGCAGAAGGCTATCTTAAATGAACAAGGAGGACAGCTTTTATCTAACGAAGACTTCGAAGAGCTTCATCAAGATCAACTAATGAGTCTAATTGCTACTTATAACAAGAACACTAAGAAATTCGGGTCTTCTAATTTAAAAAAAATATCTTTATCGGGTTTTTTTACAAACCTTTTTTATCTCTGTGAGAATAATGCTTATACTTTTTTTGGCAGGCCTTTGGTTGAGTTAACTTTTTACCAAGTAGAGCTTTTTGGATATGGAAGATATTATAAATCTTTAATGGAAAATTCCGAATCTCAAGTGCCTGAAGAGGTAAAAGAGAGCCCTGAAAAACTAGTAGAATGGTTTGAGTCTTCTAAAAATGCCAAAGAAGTCATAGATAAATCAAAATCAGCAGAAAAAGAGGGCTCTGCAACCTCTTTAGTTGGAGCTACAAAACAAGACTTAAAACGTTTAGGTTTGGACAATCCTAATGAGACTATAAGCCTTGCAAAAAAGGCCGCGGAAAAGGGCGGAAGCTTAAGTATGGAAGATATGATGAAAATTCACGGAGTATAGTCAAAAATAGTGTAATTATACACTAGGAATATGGCTGCGGATAAAATAACGATAGATCTCGACTTAAACGCAAGGAAAGCTCAACGTGAGGTAGCTGCACTTCAGAAAAAGATTGATGCCCTAGGAAGGAGTATGACCAAGGGTTTCGGTGGAATTGGGGGAGGGGGAAGTACAGATAAAGTTCGTGCGCTAGGCACTGGCCTTTCTAAAGCTACTGTAAGAGCAGATGAATTCACCAAGTCGTTAGAGGCTTCAAATGCGCGTGTTATTGCGTTCGGAGCTTCTGCTGGATTGATTATGCAAGTGGACAAAGCTCTTAGGGCTATGGTCGCTTCAGCAATACAAGTCGAAAAGGCCATGATGGACGTTAACGTCGTCATGAACGCCAATGCCAAGACTTTAGATCAATTTGGCAAAGGGATGTTTAAAGTAGCGAAGGAGACCGCTCAGGGGTTTGGTACCGTTGCAGAGGCAGCTACTGAATTAGCCCGTCAAGGCTTAGGGATGGAAAAAACTCTAACCCGAACGAAGGACGCCCTTATTCTTACCCGACTGACAGGAATGAATGCAGCTGACGCTGTAAAATCATTAACCGCAGCAGTAAACTCATTTAATAAAGAAGGAGTAACCTCCGCTCAAGTAGTTAACAGAATGGCAAAAGTTGATGCTGCTTTTGCTGTCAGCTCGGAAGACTTAGCAAAATCTATAGCTCGTGTTGGTGCTTCCGCTCAATCCGCGGGGGTAAGCATGAATGAGTTGATGGCTATCACTACAGCAGTGCAACAAAGGACTGCTCGTGGCGGTGCTGTGATTGGTAACGCATTTAAAACTATATTTACTCGTATTCAGAGGACTGACGTTCAGCAAAAATTAGAAAATATAGGTGTCGCTACTAGAGACATGAATGGAGAAATGCTCTCTGGTATTCAAGTTCTTCAAAACCTTGCTAAAAATTTCAATACTCTGACTAAATCTCAGCAGGCCTCTACTGCTGAAAGCGTAGCTGGTGTGTTTCAGGTAAACATCTTAAAATCTGCGTTAGGTGATTTAGCTCAACAAAATTCTGCTTACGCAGGAGCTTTGCGAGCTGCTAGTAGCGCTACTGATGAAGCATATCAGAAAAATGAAAAACTTAACCAAACTCTAGACGCTTTAGTAAACAGAACTTTAGCTAATTTAACCAAAGCTGGAGCAGGTTTAGGTGGAGATCTTTTTGGGCCAGCTATTAACAATGCTCTTGGAGCCGTAAATGGAATTATAGAAGCTTTCGGCGAAGGGGGTAAATTAGAAAAGTTTGGCGAAGGTCTTGGCAAAGACATGTTGCAAGGCTTAGGTAAGTTCATTGGTGGACCCGGTTTAATATTAATTACTGCAGCTTTTGGAAAATTAGCTTTAAATTTAGGTAAATTTGCAACCACAGCGATGAAGGATTTCATGGGTCTCAATGCCGCTGTTAAGCAAAGAGCAGCATTGGAGGACATGGTGATTAAAAAGCTCCAATCTGAACCTGCTTTAATATCACAAATAGCTACTGGAGAGAGAACTATAGCTTCCGTACAAAAAGATATCCTGAATACAATGAAGCTTCAGACTGCAGAAAGAGCCCAGCAAACTGTTTTAGCTAGGCAGCTTGCGTCGGGAATGTATTCTGCCGGAGCGCGAGTAACTCCAAGTGGATTTGGGGCTTTTGGTCGTGGTAGGCCGGGTAAGGCGGAAGGCTATGTCCCTAACTTTGCTAATGCCGGGACGGAGAGAGCGGCGGCAGCGGCGGGAGGCTACCGAGCAGGGGCTATAAGAACTATGAGCCAGCCGGGTGCTGGTACTATGATGTATAATTCTGCGGAAACAGTAAAGCAATTTCCGGGGATGACTCAAAAAGCTATAATGCCGCCAGCAAATAGCGCGGCTGGAGCAGGTTACAAAGCGGCTTTTGGCGCTGCGCATGGATTTAATCCTTACGCGGCGGGAGGTTTTGTTCCTAACTTTTTTAGCGCAGCGTATAGAAAATCAACAAGAGGCATGGGACTTAGGGATGCGAGAGGTAATGCGATCCCGGACAAACAATTGGGCATGGGGAAAGGATCAAGTAAGCTTAAGGGAGGTACTTTAGCAGCTATACAGAAAAGAGGAGGAATGCTTTCAGTCCCCGGTGGGCAGATAGCTATGTTGTTACCAGAGGGTCAGGCCAGTCAGGGAATGAGTGCTCCGGCTAAGGGAACTGGAACGTATAGTGCTTTTTCATCTTCTTTTCCCATACTTTCTTACAGTGATGATTTCTTGGCTGAAAAATTTCCAAATAGACCTAGAGAAATAAGAAAGGACATGGAAAAAGCGGCGGCTAAAGTGACTAAAAATTTCGCTGCTAGTATTAGACCTCCTGCAGGTTCTCCTGATACAAGTGAAGTTGTTCGTGCCTTAGATTCTACCAGAGGTTCTAAAGGGGCTTTAACAGCAGCGGCTGGTGCGGCATTTGAGGTTGGAGTAAATTTAGCCTTAAATAGGAAGCAAGCAGCTAAAGAAACTAGATTTGGCGATTTTGATGTCAGGCCTCCTTTTGCAAAAGAAGCTAGGAGAGTTTTTGGAGGCAATTTTTCAATAGCTGACTTTAAGGTATCTGGTTCTCATGGCAATCGGTCTAGTATGACTAATAAGCTCGCCAAAGAGCTGCTAACTAATGGCCCCGGAAGAAGATTTATAAAACATACTGTTCCCACAGGTAAAGCAATGGGATTTGTTCCTAATTTTTCTCCTTTGACCTCTGCTATAGGTAGAGAGATGTCGGCAGGAGTACCTGCTTCCGCAATCAGAGTGGGTTCTAGCCCCGCTTTACGTTCTGCTGGTAATCCCGGCGGAGTGGGAGTTTACAATACTATACATGAACCAGCGGGACTAAACCAAGGAATTAATCGTTCTAAAGCCGCGGGAGTAGATCCTAAGACTCATGGAGTTCCAAACTTTGCTGCGGGCGCGGCAGTAAGTCTTGGTGGTAGACTTTTAGGCTATGGAAAGAGCGCAGCTTCGGGCGCAGGCAAAATAGGAGGCTTTGCCATGGGGGCAAGTATGTTTGGTTCCGACAACCCTATAACAAGAATCTTAGCGTCCGGTGCTATGGGTGCGATAGGCGGTGTCCCCGGGATCATTGGGGGCCTTGGCATTGGGGCTCTCAGTGAAGGTATAACAATGCTTACGTCTTCAAGCGATGATGCTACAGAGGCTATTAAAGCTCAAGCTGAGGCACAGAAAGAAGCATCTGACAAAGCTGCTGAAGCCGCAGGTAGTTTTGCCCAACTCGCAGAACGACTAAGCGCTGCGGAATTTGTAGCTAAAAAGGGCGGTATAGTAGAAGACTTGATGAAAGCCAATCCCTCTATGATAGCAACTAAGGAGGCTTTCGATTTAGAGAAAGCGGGTAGAAAAGATTTTGCGGCTGCTCAAGAAGCTTTTACTAAGCGGGCTGCTGAAAGGAGTGCCTTTGAAACTCGTTCTGGGACTGTAGCGGAGGGGGTTGGTTCAAGGAGTTTTGTAGTGAAAGACGGGCGTTTTAAAACGCGAATGAGCGAAATAGTAAAGGCTCTGCCACCTGCGAAGAGGGCTCGTATTGACGATGCCTATTCTTTTGACGAAGAAAAGTATTTAAGTTCTATGGGGGCTGAGCCAATGGTAAGAGGGGTGGCGAACGCAAAAGATCTACAAAAACAAAGAGAATCTATACAAAAGCACTTTCCCGATAATCCGGAGCTATTGGCCATGTTTGATGCAGAAGCTAATATGCAATTAGTTAAGCAAGGTCAAGAAGCCGCCTCTAGATTTTTATCCTCGGTAAAGGGCACCGCTATTGGGCCAGAAGCTAGGAGGAAAAGCTTAATTAAACAAGGTAAAAATTTTTCAAGGGTAGTCCCGGGGAGAACTGTAGAGGCAACTAGGGCCGGAGTTGGTCTTGCCGTAGGAGAATCAGAAGAAGACTTTGATATAGCTCGGAAGAAATTCGCTGACGCTCTTGAGAAAGCTGGATTAACTCAAGAACAACAAAATATATCTTTAATGAATTTTGATAGGGCTGTAACTAGGGGTTACAATGACCGTGAAGCATATAATAAGCTCCAAGCCGAAGTAAACAAAGAAAAGCAAACAGAGATAGACGAACAAAAGTCTTATAATGAAACGCTTCTGAAAGCGATGCAGGCTCAAGAAGTTTATAGGCAATCTGTACACGAGGCTCAAAGGGCTCTAGCTACACTGACTAGAGATGCCGCGCAAAGCAGGGCTATGTTTGGGTTAGGCTCAGGCTTAAGAATAGCTCAAGCTGGCGCAAGGCAAAATTCTCTTGGGGTTGCCTCTGTAGTGAGGAAAGAAGCTCGTAGCGCCGCCGAATTGGAAAGAGAGAATGCTGAAGGTATAGCTGATAAAGCTTTGGAGGTTAGTATTATGGAAGGCTTGAAAGGAATGAACGCAGTTAAGTTCATTGAGGGTGGAGGATTCGGTGGACCTGAAGCAGGTAAGGCATTAGATGCTTTTACAAAATTAAGAGAAAGTGTAAAAAAAGGGGACGATCAAGAGCAAATAGATAACTTAATTAAGAGGTTAGCTGGGATAAAAGGTCTGAAGTTGGAAAAAGGGATTATGTTTGGAGAGAAGGGCACTGCTAATCAAGTGGGCTTGGATCAGCTCCAAAACATTATAGATACCCTTAGGAGTTCACAAGAGAAATATAATAAAGCTATAGACGCAGCTACCGAAGGCGAAACAAATGCCAAAGAGATAGCTGAGGAACAGTTTAGAGTAACTAAGGAAAGTATAAAGCTACAATATGAGCTAAATACAGCAAAAAGAGCAGAGCAAAGAGCAATAAAAGCTTCTTTGGCTTCTGCAGAGCTCACAGAGGCTGAAGCTTTGATGAAATCTGGTAGATTGGGCACTCGAGGCAGAAACGCTGCTTTTTCCGCTTCCTTAGCTGCGGACATTGCCAATAGAGGAGTTCAAAAGGGAGATATGGGTAGGGCTTTCCAAGCTGGTTTTATAAATGAGTTTGGCTCTAACCCCGTAGATGTATTAGAAGATTTTGAAAATGGCAGTCGTCAAGTGGCTCAAACCATGAAGTCATCTTTTGCGGACGCATTTCGCGCTATAGCTAGCGGTTCTGCTACTGCTGGCGAGGCTATCGCAATGATGGCCCAAAATGTTCTAGATTCTATTTCCCAAGTATCTACTAACATGTTTTCTAGTATGCTATTCCAGCGAATGGGGATGGGAGGGATGGCTCAAGGTGGTTACGTTCCCGGCTATAATTCTGGCGGATTGATAACTGGCGGGTCTGGTTACAAAGATGATGTACCGATAAATGCAACCGGCGGAGAATTTGTAATTAAAAAAGCAGCTGTAAATAAAATAGGCGTACCTACTTTAAATGCCATTAATGGAATGGCTAATGGTGGTCCATCTTTAGGTAAAGTTGGTTTGATAGCGGCGGGAGCAAGTGCAGCTTCTGGTCTTCTGGGTGCAGCAATGCAACCGGGCTCTCCTAGCCCAGCTCCTTCGCAAAATTACGGTTTCGGCCGTAGTAAGCACGGTTATTTAGGCGGCGCAGACCCTGACTCGCGAGGGCCAGATATGATAAGCGGAGGAGGGGGTAGAGCTGGAGTCTCTTTAAATAAAGCTTATGTATATTATCGCAGAGATCCCCAAACAGGCCAGTTAATAAGCGAAAGAGCTCGGCCTACAGAGGGAAGATTTGAAGTAAGTGATAGATTATCTCTTTTGGGGAGACTTGGGGATGACGACCCGCAAACTGCGAGGATGTTCCAAAAGGAAGAGGCGATGTCTAGTTATCAAGGTTACTTGGCGCAAGAAACCGATAGAAGAAGAGCCGCAGTAAAAGCTGTAGAAAGGAAAAAGCGCGGGAACTTGATTTCAGCTTATGCAAACGCCGCTATGTTAATTGGTGGCGCACACATGATGGATAAATTTGCCGCTGCTAATCAGGCTACAGACTTTACAAATCTGGCTGACCCAATGACTGCTACGGGCATGCCTCAGAGTGCGCTTTCTCGTCATGGAGGAACGATGGATTATAGCGGCTTTCCTTCTGACGTTTTAGGACCTCATGGAATGCCTATAGGTGTTGGTAAAGCTAACGGCGGCATAATAGCTACCACGGGCGGAGAGTACATGATGAGTGCTGAAGCGGTTAGGACTCATGGCATTAATTTCATGACAGAGCTTAATCGCGGTAATGTCCCCGGTTACGCTTCTGGCGGTTTAGTTGGCGCTGCTCCAGCGGCCGGTGGTGGCGGTATGGTTGGCGGCAGCACTACAAACAACGTTAGCATAAATGTAAATATAGATAAAGAAGGAAAAGCAACCGCCGAAGGATCTGCAACAAGTCAGCAAGGTGGTCCATCAGAAAAAGACCGACAAGATGAAATCAATGATAATAAAGAGCTTGGAGAAGTTTTACAGGGGGTTGTTCTACAAGAAATCGTAAGGCAGCAGCGTCCGGGAGGATTGTTAAATAAAGGCACTACTGGGATATCTTAAAAATTCATTTGTTCCATCCTAGTGAGTCTCTTATCTAGTTCTTGCAGTTTATTTTCAATGATTATAACTGCTTCATTGTAAGTTGTTTGGGGGTCTATACTATTAGGCGGCAAAAGAGGTATACCGTTAACTGGTGAATAGTCGAAAGTTATTTGACACAATTCGTTTTCAAAAGATTCGTCATCGTAATTCTTATTTAAAGATATTACTTGTTTGCTAACAATAAATTCTCCGTTTTGGACTCCTTTTGGTAGTGAGTGAGTCAAGGTGATAATCGTTTCTTTTCCATCGCTTTCAACAAAAGAAAAATCTCTTTCGATCAAGGACGATTGAGAGGAATAGTCAAATTCTGTTTCAACTTTAACAGTATTCCCTTCTTCGTTCATGAATTCAACGGGACTTTCCGGTTGGCAAATGTAAAGGCCCGGAGAAGTAAGAGAGAGCTCTAGTATTTTTCCATTTTCATCAACTTTTTTAACTTCTGCTTCAGCGTACTCTCCTGTAATATTCCCATTGGAGCTTGAAGTAATCCCGCCTTGCCCGTAAAGTTTTTCGCCAACTTTGTAAGATCCAACTTGAGCGATTATTTTTTCTAAGTTGACCGCTTCAAATTCCTCAAAAGAAATTTGGGCAGAATCGCCCATAAACAATTTGTAGTCAAAGTTCCCTTTGATTTTCAACTGTGTTCCATCTGCAGAGAACTTTCTTTTTATATTTATCTTCTCGGCGCTTTCTGTTTTATAAAATACATCATTGCTACCTAGCTTAATGAAAGCTCCGTTTCTAATAACTACCTCAAAAGCAGACCTTAAGTATAATTTATTCGAGCCTTTCTCTATGGAAGCTTCAAATGTTTCTGGCTTCATATTTATATTTTATTCATTCGTGACTAGTATTCCAAACGTAATAGAGATTTCGTTTCCTGCATACTTTACGTGGTGAATATTTTCACTTTTCATTATTAAACTTCCTTCTTCTATGACGTATTTGAATGATAAATTCTTCTGGACCGGGCTTGCCGTAAGCGAAGTTATATTTTTATCGTATGTGTGAGCGCTTATCATAACGGATACTTTTGATTCGTCGCTGCCTATGCTTTTCAAGAAGTCTTCTATTTTAAGTTCAAAGTAGGCATGCTCATTATTATGATTCGGCAAAAACATCAAAAGGTTGGGGATGTTTTTAGTAACAACTTTCTCCACTCCATTATTTGTCCTGAAAAATTCTTTTGCTTTACCTTGTTTTTTTACAGAATCTCTAAGGTTTTTAAAGTTGCTAATCTTAACTTCTCCCCAAGCTCTAAAAGCTAAGGCGCTATCTCCAGCGCTTGTTATGCTAGATTCATTTAAGAACAAACTATTTCCGGGTTTATCTACGAAACGATTAGAATATACTCCTCCTTCTTTGGTTAAAGATGTAAAACTGCCATCTTCTTCAAGCACGGAATTTGAATAATTTATATGTTTTTGGGTATATATTTTAGGCGTTTTGCCTTGATCCGTTCCGTTAAATAATGGGGTTTCGCCATCTTCTTCAAAAGCTGATAATATGTGTAAGTCATCAATATAACCAAAAACTAAGTTAATGTTTTCTACAAGAGATTGAGCAATGTTGGGGAAAGGGATTTCGAATGAATCTACAGAATCATCTTCTCCAAATAAATAATAACCTCTATGAACATTTCCCGCTAGTCCATCGGCAAAGTTTCCGGCGTAATTTCCTAAAGTTATAAGCCCGCCGAAAGCTTTTGCAGGAAACTCGTCTACATTTTGTCCTGCGACATATTTAGTTATAGGGTCTATCATCCCTCCCTCTTTATTATCTTCGTGATCTAAATTCGCCTCAGATGGATTTATTTTAAAAGTAGGAGCTTGATTCAAAGCTAAAGCTTCCCCATTTTTATAGTCAATTCTATTGTCTCCGGTAGTGTAGTAATATATTATTCCAGCGGTATTATTGAAAAATATTTCAGATTCGTCTTCTGTTATTGTTGGAGTCCCGTCCGCTTTAAGCGCGGCTTGTAGATTGATTTGTAAATATCCATTAGGGAAAACTGCAGCTGAGGCAACATATGGATAGCCCTTTTCTCCAGCTTCAGTGGGAGTAATAAAATCGTAACTTAAGCCTATTCGAGTAGCGGGTTTTTGCGCGAAAAACACTCCGCTTGGAGACTCTATTTTAGCGCCGAAAATATCATAAGATGAATCACTTGGCCCATGACCGTCAGCCCCAAAGGACTGGAAAGAAGTCTCTGTCTTTTGGCTTTCCCCGGGGCTTCCATATAAAGTATTTGCATAAGCTTCGTTTCCTGCGCTCGTGAGTCCCTCTGAGTCTTGTGCTTCTACTACTATATCGAACACTCTTAAGGGGAACTCGTTCATTTCTCCTGAATTTATGTTAAATCCATAGTTAGGCCCTAAAGTTTCAGTTGCTGTTTGGACTCCTGACGCAGAAAACCAATCTGCGCCTTCCGAAAGTTTCTGATTGCTATTAAGGCTTGTCCAGTTGCTTATCACTTGGTTGTTTCTCCATCCATACCCGTTCCCTGTAATGAGAGATTTTAAGTTATTTGGATCATTATAAAATTTAGTTAATACAAAGTTTGGGTTTTCGGATGGGGATTGGTATCCCGTTAGCTCTAAATATATAGTTGAACTTGGGGTGTTGTTTTCTGACCTCTTCCTTAAAGTTATTCGGTATTGACGATTTCGATTAGGAATAGATATTTCAAAATTGTTTCGATCATTAACGTCATCTAAACTATTTAACGTTCCCTTGTCTGAAACTTCCCATGAAAATCCCGGTTCTACAGCGTCTAAATTGTTGAGTACATCTGAAGCATTTGAAATTCCTAGGTTTCCTTCGGACGTTAATTTAGTTATACTTGTGTTTAAGGTTGTGCTCTGAGTCTTAGAAGCTACGGCCGTACTACACTTTCTAAGCATTCCATAAGAACACCCCCCGTCTTCAGAAAGAGCGAAAACTGCTACATAATAAGTAGTTACATCTGGGACAGTCAGGAACTCTGTAATCATTGATGCGGTAGATTTTCGCTTTCCGTCTACCGTTCCCTCAACGGACTTTCGTTTAGGGTTCTCTTTCTCAAAAATTTCTGCCTCATTATTTATGCTATCTGCAATAAAAGGTATATAGTCTTTATAGAGCTCAGGGTTAATAATTTTAATTGTTTGGGTGCTTAAATTAGCTGGCGCATCATTAGTGTGATTTGGGATATCGGTACGCTCTGTAAATAACGCGACTTTATAATCTAAATTTAATTCATCCTGTTTCTCAAAGTCGACAAAATAAGTCTTTTTGGTTGGGCTGCCTTGGAGCTGCGACGACTCTCTTATGTAAGAGACCGCTGGAGCGGCTATAGAAAATTCAATTTCGATGCTATGGTAATCAGTAGTGCTTCCTTCTAGGTATGCTGTACCCGGGGTGATATTTAATAAAGCGCCTAACTCTCTTGTATTTGTAGTTAATTCAGAGCTTGAAGAAGCGCTATTTCCAGTAGGAAACGCTGGGACTTGACTTGTTGATATAGTAGATGCTACGTCGGATTCTATCTCGTCATATTTTTCTACAGAATAAGCCAAAGCTGAAATAGCATACACGTCTTCCTCTTCTTTTATATTTATAATTTTATAATTAGAATAATGCCCACTGATAAACTCTGTGTCGTTTTTATCACTAGGCTCTATACTCCAGATTAGATTTTCACCGGAGAAGCATCCCCCGGAGTAACTTTGTTCTGTAGTTACCATGTTTTCCGTACTACCCCTTACCCATACTCCCGTATTAGTGTATCCCGTGATTACGTAATTATCAAAGTCAAATGCGTTCCCAGTGCCTCCGAAAAGAGAGCCTGTATTGAATGTAATTTGAGTGCATACCCCGGTTTCATTAGATCTAAAATTACCAGTGATTGGCATTGCGTCTGCCCCGCTGAACATGGCTGTTTGAATTTGAGACCTTCTTATTTCATCTTCTTCACCGGCAGTTGTATTATATGTTGGAGTTAGGATTGAAAATTTATAGCTTTTATTACTTGTGAAATTTAAAGGTTGATCCAAGACCACAGTATTAAAATTAGAAGTATTACTGTACTTGTTTCCTTGTTGGCTTGCTACTCCATTAGTGCTAGTTACGTCAGCCGCAGAACCTTTAATGACGGTATTAGTTCGGCCGCTATATTTTAAAGGGCTCCTGAAGTTATCATAAATTTGAACTACGTCCCCGGGCCTTAAATAAGAACCGTCTCCTCCAACAGAAAAAGAAACGGTTTCAGTCTCCAACGCTTCAGACTTTAATATCCATTGAGCAAATCTTCTCGCTTGCCCTCTGCTAGTACATCCCAAGGCAGTTGTTTCAATTTCGTTAATTCCATATCTTCGGACGGACTCTTCGTCTTCTACGTATTCAATCGCTGGTTGAAATAGATTTCTTTTATCGTTATATCTTACGATAGCGACGCTATGCCGTGCTCTTTTTGAAGAACTTGAATAGGTGAAGTCTCCTTCAACAACATTTGAGTTGTTAAATTGATATGATGCCAGTTTATACTTATCTTGAGTTGCAAAAATACTTCCGTTTGAGTAGTAGGCTATACCCCTGAAAATAGAAGTAAGATCATTTAAAACTTTAAAAGCTTCTTCCCTTGAAGTTATTAAATAATTTATTGCAAATCTCGGCTCCAAGCTTCCATATGTGTCGGGGACAAGTTCATCGCAATATTTTGCAATTTCATAAAGAGACCATTTGTCTATTTGAGTCTCGTCAATGAACTCTCCGAGTCCATAACGAGGGTTTGTCATTATATCATAAAAGCACCAAGCTGGGTTATCAGTCCAGACTTTTAAAGGTGCGGCTGTTGCAGAGCCTTCTACAGTTGCAAAGCCTCCATCCCATTCTACGGATGTCAGAGGGTTCGATTTAGACCATGTTTTATTAGTTGAATTGTAAGTTGAATTTGTTCTGTCTCCTGCCCCAATACCTATAGGGTTATCAAAACTCAAATTAGCGGTGCCGTTACTGTTTCCATAAGTTTTTAAAATTGGGTTGTAATTATTTGGAATTTTAACTTTAATTAATTTAGCGTCATATGCTCGAGAGGGTACTCTTGTAAAGCTTCTAGCGTCGAACTGCGAGTACGTCATTGCTGAATAAGGATACCTTAATTTTGTGCCATATATTTCTACGATTCCCTCTACAAAGGTGACCGCTTTATAAAAAGAAGTTAGAGGTTCGGGAGTTAGCCTAACTATCCTGATTTCCCACCCCTCAAAACCTTCATTGTCTGAAAAGTCTATAGTTGAGTCCTTAGTTAGATCTATTTCCGTTGACCTTATATAAGGTTGGTCTACTTTACCGGTCACTGTCTCTTTCTTAGCTAGCTCCCAAGTCAGAGTTTGGTCAGCTACGATTCGAGAACTTTGGTCCGCGGGTTTAAATCTGCTATCAAAAATAGGCCTATAATATATATTATATTCAATGGTCCTCGCTTTAGTGTCGCCGAACCCTGTAGAAGCCCTATTACATTTAGCTAGATAGCTAGATTTTTTATATGTTTTAGGTCCCGCTTGAATATTTTCAAAGAGCGCCGAAACTTTTACATTAACAGATATTTTTTTAAGCTCTTTATTTAATATAGTATAAGTTTTAGCGTATTTATCTATTTTTACCCCGGGTTTTAATTGAGCGGATATCGTATCAGTGGGTGAGTCTTCTCCTGATTTAATTTCGGGGCCATAAAGTCTTTCGCCGATTGGTCTATTAACAGATAAATCGAGGACATCGCTGGAGCTTTGCCCAATCGACCCGTAAACAGCCATATCACTATTAAGTTCGGGTATAGTTCCTTGAGGCTCGCCCTTAGTTGTTTGCACGTTAATTGACGGAAAATTGTAGAAACCATCCTTGTCAACAATTGGTATTTGGTTCCAATAAATAGATTGAAGGAAGCCTAGTTCTGTGTTTGACTGTCCATTGGTTCCTGTTGCCGACCACGGAGAAAATTCTACCGACTCATATCCTGTCTGTCCTTCTTTTCCTACGTATGTATAATCTCCAGAAACGAGTCCCTCTACAACTCCTTCGCTAAGCAAATCAACAACTTCGGAAAAAGATCGAGATACAACGTATTCTCCTGCTGAGTTTTTAACAGCTGATACATCTGTAACTACTGGCCGTGCTTGTTTTTGTTTTTTCTTTTTTCCCATTAGTTATCCCAATCTTGTGTTCTTGTTTCGAGTAATCCGCCTGCATTAGGTATATTGTAAAGCAATCCGTATTTAGTTTCTCCCCAAGTATCTTTAGGTGCTACTTCAGCGTCTGTGTCAACAGTATCCAGAGCAGATTGAATAACGTGGCTTCCTATTAATAACCTGCCGTAGCCAACAAAAACAGGACCGCCTTCTCTTATAGTATTTTCTGGTCCGTTAAATATATAAGATCGCGATCCACCGCCTTCTATTTCTCTGAAGTCGCCAAATTTAGGCATTGGTGTTAGTAGGTTTGTAACGCCAGCGGCTACAAGGCCAATACCTCCCAGTACAAATGCGGCCTTCATGCCTGAGCTCATCGCGCCGAAAGCAGCTTTAGTCATAAAAACTCCCCAGCCTCCTGCGGCAATTAAAGCTACCCCTATAACTATGGTTACAATAGACATAATATCATCAGAGCCTTCTATAACTGGGACTATATCTATACTTTTTAAGTTACTTTTCCGTAAAACTAGCTCTGATTCAAATATATCGTCTAGTAATTCAGGGTCTTTACCTTCCTCCATTAAAAAATTTTTTTCGTTAATGAGAATCCGATACTTTATACTCTTTTTGTCGTTCTCCATGAGCTGTTTATACAATTTTTGACTATTGCATTCTATGGCTCGAACAGCTTCTCCAACGCTATTGACAGCTAACCTCCATTCAGATCTTCCGAGCTGATCAGCTAGAACTCCATGTATTTTAACATTAACTAAATTGCTCATGTCGATATATCTTTATCATTTTATTTTTTAAAACCCGGCCTAAAGGTTCTATGCAAAGGTATTTGTTTCTAGGGTGATGCATTATTTCGCCATCACCTAAATACACCGCTACGTGATTTGCCCCTGCTCCTTTTATGAACTCGAAAACTAAAACATCATGTTTTTTAATTTCTGATTTAGCGTCAAGTTCGAATATTGGTAAGTCGGGGTCGTTATAATTTAAATCAAATAAGTCTTGAATTAAGTTAGGATTTTTCTTGTGCCAGTCATTACCTAAATTATTGTAGCCATTGAGCTTTATTCCTAAATCTGAATAGTATTCTTTTACAAAAGTATAACAATCACTTTCGCCTATCTTGAAAATTCGATCGTATAAAAAAGTTTTGCTTCTTTCCGGGTCGAAGGTTGAAAAAGAGTCTTTACCTTGGCAATAAAGAACGAAAGGCACTTTATGCGCTCTGCTGTGTAAAATATCATTAGGAGAGAATTTATCATTGTTAGAGATATGAGAATGATACACCCCTTTAATACTACCCCTCATAGAGGCCCTTAAATAATCTTTCGCCGAAATAGAAAAATGTTTGTCTGGCTTTTCTGACGTATTGCTGCAAGATTGTACCTCAATACCTTGATTGGATTTAAGTAGTAATCCACAGCACTCTCTGGGGCTTTCTTTGAGAGCGTGTTGTTTTATCGAGGATTTTATGTGTTCGTTTAAAATCATCCTTACTTAAGTGTTTTGTATTTTACGAGCGGCAGGAAAACCTCCAAAGGGGAGCTCTCCCTTTTTTATAGAGCACCCTTTCGTGTCCGCATTACCTTTTAATTTTCCCCATCTTAACCTGCACCCAGTTAGGGATTTTGAGCATTCGTCTGCTATCCAGAAGTCAGAATTGGGTGGGATTTGACCTGTGTTTGTAGATTTAGCCACAAAATAATATTTAATTTTGTCTTTAAGTATGTATACGGCATTTCCTTTTTTATATTCTTGTTCACTTTTCCAAGGCCCTAAGTCGAGTATGGATCCATCAATGTTTAGAAGAGTTCTAATTTTTTCATCTTTATCGTTTGCTACAGGGGGGGCTTCCTTGGGGAGTCCGTAGCCGGTCGAATCACCTAATTTAGATAATTCGGCTTTTTTTAAAATTGGTGGAAAATTTGGATCGTTATAGTTCAGGTTACTTCCATTGGCGGCTTTTTCCGTCTCCTCTTCTGCGTGCTGATACCAGCATCCTATACCTCTGTACTGCCAAACACATTTATCAGAAACAATAACTCGTTTAGGAAGCTTGGTTCCTTCTGTGTCTAAAACAGAAGACAGCTGATATGTTATTACGCTTTTATTTTCTGTTTGCTTCCTTTCTATAAGGTAAACATCTTCAGGTAGCTGAGCGTAAGGATCTGGTTCATACCCTTGGGGGAGCTGTTGAGCTTTTTCCGAGAGATTTACTCCGCCATAAGCAAAATTTGATCTATCTAAATATTTAGCAAAAGTTCTTCTACGTGTTACCTTGCTCCCTATAATATCTCCAAATTCTCTTATTTGATGTTTTAGTAAAGCTAGTTGATCCACGCCGGTTTCTGATTGACTCGCTATAGTTAAAGTTGGTTGAGGTAGCGCCCCTTTACTATTGGACTCAAACCCCTCCGCTGATATTGGCGCTGGATAGTAAGTTTTTCCTCTCCAAATAATAAACGAGTTGAGAACTTTGGTATCGTTGTGAAAACGAAGTATTCCGTCGTTCGCATTTATGGCGCTTGATCCAGTTGTGCCAATACCTATTGTTGAAGCTTGGGACTGCAGGTTCATCCCTTTTTGGTTTAATAATTCATTTAAATCAATTTCAAATAAAGTTACTAAATGAGATGGCGATAAATTAGATAGCTCAAAATTTAAGGACTTAATAGAAGATTTAGCCCGGGTTTCATCGTTGTAGGGTATCTTTGGCATCTTAAGTGTTAGTTTCTACGAAGGTCGCTTTCATAGTATAATTGTCATGAAAGGTAAAGTTAGAATTAAAATTAGAGCAATAGAATCTCTTGTTGTAAGTTGAGTCTGCGTAGATTGGAGGAAGGTGCTTTACGATAAAGCTCTCAACTCCTCTTCTAGTTTTTAAAAAATGTATAATAGCTCTAGCTTCGGCTTGATTTCTCATATCAAAAGAAACGTCTAATTTTATCAAGCTGTTAAATATTCCATCAGGAGTTCTTTGTTCATAGCCATTGCCAAAAGCAACCGTATTGGTTCTGGGTTGATGGTTGACATTAAGGTTGTATGCTGGAGTCCATAAAAAGTATGGTTTGTTTTGTCCTTTAACGTCAATGTAACCGCCCCAATGAGTGGAAGAAGTAATTGGCGTGCTAGTCGGCACGTCCGTCAGGGCGTAGTAGTATTTTAGTTCACGAGGAATTCCTGAGTCCCCAATATTATGCCTAGTAAAAACTATATCGTTCTTCGAATAGCTGTTACTCGCATTATGAAGTGGTACATTGTAGATACTGTTAGCCATTTTTTACCTTAAGCCTTTATTTATTATATTACACTTAAAAAAGAGTGTAAAATAAAGATAAGGTAATGTTAGGAAGAATAACAAGGGAGGCAGAAAGCCTTACGATAAACGGTAGCGGAATTCAAGGAATCCAATCTGTTTCGGCTAACTATGCTTCTACTGCTCAATTTTTGAACAATTTGGGAGTAAATGATGTAAAATATGCCCCCCAAGGCCCTCAGCAAGCCGTTGTAGATGTAAACACAATGCTGACTCATACCTTGTCTCCGTCTGCTCCAACTTTGTCTACAGAGATGATGTATGGATTCACGGGAGATTTTCCTTTTAGTGGGGTAGTTAATCACGGAAGCAAAAAATTTATTTTTACGGAGGGTTATATGCAGTCTTACTCTGTCAACTGCGCGATTGGTCAAATCCCCACTATTTCAACGAGTTCTGTTATTTATGGGCAATTTGGGACTGGCGATCTAACTAATTTGCCAACTGATTTTTATCCGAGTCAACTTAACATTCCGAGCTATAGCTCTATGGAAATAAACTTAAATGAGTTCACTACAAACAGGGTTTTGAGTTTTAATATTGACGTAGCTACCCCTCGGATTCCTGTTTATGCTGTAGGTTTGGACGTTCCAACCGGAGTGATAGCGGCTACTCCAGTTGAGGTAAATGTAAGCTTCGATATAGAGCCAGATGATTACGAAATTAAGAATATGAGATTTGTCCCAGAAGAAACCGTTTTTAGAGATACCACAATTACTTTGAAAAAAAACAATTCAGACACTACATTATTAACGTACTCTTTTGAAGACATGTTGTTAACGTCTGAGTCTTTTCAGGGAAATTCAAATTCTAATGCAAGTATTAATTTTAACCTCAGATCTTTCATATTAAGGTAAAAATAGTGTAATAAATCACAAGGCTATGGCAGATTTAATTTTTTATGATAAGGCGGCGGTGAAGGTCTCAGTTGGGGGTACTAGTGAAGTGCTTTTAGCTTCTGATTGCAGTGTTAGTTTTAGTTCGTCTGTTCAACCCCTGTATTCAATTGGCAATAAAGGATCTTTAGGCCAATTCCCTTCTGCCGCAAGAATGGGTGAAATTTCTTTTAGTTTTTTGACTTCTATGACCGGGCTCCATGACGGTCAGCCCGGAAACATTATTAATTTCTTGGCGAGTGGAATTAAAGGCTCTATAAATAGTAACGCTAGCGGCGCTCTAATACAAGTAGCTGGATTAAGCGGAACCGGATTTTTAAGTTCTTACAGTTTTAATATTGCTAGTAACTCTGTTTCTACTTCTAGTGCTTCATTTACATTGTTTGGTAGCGGTGAAGTCAATCCTAGTGACGCCGCTTCTCAGTTTTTAAATCTGCCTATAACTGGCAGGTTGGCAAATAGTGATTTTGCGCCAGTTTCTGATAACGCTAGGCTTGCAACGGGGGTAGGTCACGGAAGGTTTACTAATTTAGACGATTTTAGAACTGAGCTAACAGGCCCTACCTCTAATGGTACAGTTTTCGGCGCTGATTATTCAATTTCTTTTAATCACAATCCTATTTATAAAGTTGGGCAAGAATTTCCTACTTGTACATATTATACAACCGCAGCAGAACAAATGACCGTTACTGAAGATATTTTTAATTCTGGATTATCTTTTGACGGAACTGATGTTAATGGAAATGGGAACGTTAATTTGAACGTTAAGGGCTTGGTAAACAACAACGTTCAAATGCAGATAGGAATGAGCGGCGTTAAACAAATTAACACCTCTGCTTCTGTGGGGCTTGATGATATAGTAAGAACTCAAAAGACTTTAGTCGCAGCTTATTAATGTGTTTTATACCGCAGACAACGCTAAATTACAGATCAATGGCAATGAAATATTAGCCTCAAATGCTTCTATTAGCCTCAGCGCCAGTCTTCAGCCTAATTACACTATTGTAGACAGAAGTACGGTAAATTATGTACCTTCCAACGGTATAGGCGGAAAATTAGACTTTTCATATTATGTCACTGGGCGCGATTATTTAGTTAAATCTTTTATTACTGGGCAAGGCGAGATACCTATATCAACAAGTCAGGTTATTAGTGGTAACTTTGGTGGCCTTTTTTTTGACAGTGGTTATCTCAATTCATACTCTATAAATTTTTCCCCGAATGCTCCGGCGATAGCTACTGCATCAATTTCTTTTTTTGATGATCTTGAAGGCGAATTTCATCCAACTACCGGAGCTGCTCCAACTAATACTGAAGTTTTAAATTTCGAAAGAGCTTCAATTTCTCAAGGCAGCACTCCGATCGACGGTGAGATAAGCGATTTTGTAGCTGGAACCTATAACTACTCTTCAGAAGTAAAGCCTGTGTATTTAATGGGTGAAACCAAACCTAGCAGTGTTAGTTTTGGCCCAAAAACTACAAATATGAATTTTGAGGTGGATAATCCAACTGGATTCCTACCCGTCTCGGGCGCAGATGCTTTAATATCCGTGGATTTAAAAAATATAGCAAACGTAGTCAGAGAGAACTTTGCTTGTTCGGGAGTTATACAGCAAAGAAGTTTAGCTGGAGCAGTGCAAGACTACGTAAAACATTCTATAACAATTGTTGAAAATTCAACTCAGGCAGTAAGCACTTTTGTGGCCAAGATAATAGATAATGTGGGCGGAGAAGGCTGCGTAGGGATAGGAACAACAAGTTCGGAGGATAATATATAATGCCAACTTTTAGGCCAAAGAAAAGATTTATTTTAAGTGGTTCAAACATGAACTTCACTGAGAAAGTTCGCTTTGGTGCTGACGAAGTAGAGGAGTTGGCTTATGTTGGCACCACTGGGATATCTGGAGTAGTCCCGCCTAATGCTATAACAAGTGATATATTTATTGATACATCTTATTCGGACACTTTAAATTTGGGATCTGCACAGGTCGTACTTGATTCAGCAAGTCAGATAACTGTTAGCGGTTTAGAAGATGCTTATGTTAGCGGCTCTCAAGGCGATTTTATAACTTTATCCGGTCAGAATTTCTACAGGATAACAGATGTAGAGTTCGGCGGTATAAAAAGTAATTACTTTGATGTATTGTCGGAGGAAGAAATAACTGTTCAAGTTCCTCAAAACGCAAACTATGGAGAGGTAAGCGTGGTGTCTTCTCTCAGAACTGGATTAAATGGTAGCACCAGTGAAGCTAGTGGAAAAAGCTATAATGAGTTTGTGCCAATTCCGGAAGTGACAGGTTTGAGCTCTGGGCAGCTAGTTAGCGGTGAGATTTTGACTATCGAGGGAGTGTCTTTGTCTGGAGTAATTGGGGCTGCTATAAATTCAATAACTTTAACAGGTTATTTAGGTGACTCCTCTTTGGATGGCCCTAATTCTACAGGCCTCCAGTTTTTCGTCCCGGTTGGAAATGTTAAAGGCTCCCCTGTCCTTTCTCTGAAAAGCGGGTTATCTTATTCTGCGCCTTCCGATATATCTTTTAGCCCCTTGGCTAAAGTGACTGGTGTTGAGACAAATGTAGAAGTGGGGGATTTTATAGATATAAGCGGAGAGAACTTTCATAACGATATATTATACGATAGAATAAGTCACCCTGTTCCTGATTCTACTTATAAGTACCTAGTGTCTATAGGTGACGTGACGGGCAATGCAAAATTAGTTAGTGATAGGGTCTTGAGGGCAAAAGTTCCCGAGGATATAGTCATAAATGTTTCTGGAAATTTAGGTGGGGCTTATTCTGTTTCCACTCAAGAAGTTGAGATATTTAGCAAAAATTATCCGCAAAAATATTATCCTGTTGAGAGCTTTACTCCTAAGATAGGGACACCTCAAATAACTGGAATGGTTCCTCATTCCGGAGTGCCGGGGGATTTAATAACTATTTTCGGCGAAAATCTTTTTGGTATAACTGGCGTAGATATTGGTAATATAGGTTTTGGAACTGAAGCTCCGATTCCAGCTAGTACGTTGCCGGGCGAAACAATACAATTTCAGCTACCTGATAGCGCGTCTTATCCGAGTTCTCAATCGACACAAGTTATTTCTTTATCTGGAATTTTTGGTAACGCGACAACTAACTTTACTGTCTTAGGAGGGCCTACAATAAACTCAATATATCCATCAGGCCATCCTGATTCTCCTTTTTCGCCGGGAGCAACAGGTTCAATATATGGATCTAATTTATATTCTGGAGCAACTTTAAGTTTACATGATGGTAACATAGCTCCGGCCAATTTTCGTGGAGATATAGCGGTTAGTGGTTATACGTTAGCAAATAATCAAATAACTTTTACTTACCCTACTGTACTTGAGACAGGTAATGATTATAAGATAAGGGTAAAAAATAGGAGATCATCAACTCTTTCTTCCGAATTAACGGGGTTTATGTTTAGCCCCTTTATTAGTGGGTTTGACCCTTCTGACGTGCAATTTGGAGATGCTGTTACAGTATCGGGATATTTTGAAGAGATAGTAACTAGCGGTCTCAAATTAGGTGAATACTTTATTGATGATTATACCCAAAACGCTGTAAACAGGGAGGCTGACCCTTATAAAAATTTAACCGGCTTTGTTTTTACCGTGCCAGACAATGTGGTTAGCGACGTTATAAGTATTGAGACTAGCGGTGGATTTGCATCTACCACTGGGATTTTAAAAGTATCCCAGCCTAAGCCTTCTATTAGCGGCTTTTATTTAGGGGAGGGAGATAGGCCTAGCTCTTTTAATCAAGATCAGGTTTTTAAACGGGGCGATTCTATCAGTGTGACTGGAAAAAGGATGAACCTTGTCACTGGATTTGAATTTACTGGTGATAATGGCGGGAGATTTTCTGTTAATGATATATCATTTAAGAATCCTAGTAGGGCAATTTTTAATGTACCTACTAATATTCACACTGGCAGCGGAGTTTTTCAATCGGTAGATTTTAAAGGTAGGAAATCGGACACTCCTTTTGGGATAAATGTTTCTAATATTTCGGGGTTTTCAAATTATTTGGGAAGAGGTGAAACTTTTACATTGAGCGGCCAAAACGTTGCTGATTTATCTATTGGTTTTGCGTATCCAACTGGCGGATATATTTTCACTCAAAAAACCACAAACTTATCTCCCTCTGCGCCTGACTTAGGTGTCGAAAGCATAACTGTAGAAGTGCCTACAGGTATTACAGTGGGAGATATAATTATAACAGGGGAAGATAATACAAATGCTGGGATTTCGGTTTCGGGATTCAATCCTTTAAGTATGATAAGCGGCCTGACTGGAGCAGGCACGGCTGCAAATATAGGCACTGGCCATACAGTGCTTATAACTGGAACTAATTATTACAATGCAGGATTTGAGTCCGGGGACTATGCAATAGGTATATCCGGGACAGGGAACTACGAAAGTAGGAACGAAGTTTATTTGTATCCGGTAAATACTATAACAACCGGCCGAGGTGCTATAGAGGATTTAAATATATTTTATAATAAGTTTTCGTTTCAACTAGATAGCGGGTTTGTGGGTACGGGTAAATTCTTTATAGTAAACCCTTGGGATGATACAGAGGAAGCCAGTAGGCCTACTTCGGCGGGGACTGAAACTCAAGAGTATCTTCCTAATCAAGTTAGTTTCTTTCCTACGGAATATAAAATTGAGGGAACTCAAGTTAATGGCACGGGATTTGGGCCTGTTAGAGGGGTAACGGGATCAGATGTTGAAATAACTGGGTTTGGTTTCAATGCCGTGACTGGAGTATTCTTTGAGATACCGAGCGGCGAAACTTTACGGGCTGATTTTACGATTAATTCTGCAACTAAGATAACAGCAACAGTACCGAAGGAAGGTATAGAAAGTCGAGGAATGACAAATATATTACTTTCAGGAGGTACAAATGATTCCTTGAGTAATTTTGAGGTTATACTGGATGCTTCAGTGGTAGAGTTCAATATAGTAGATGCAGACGATACTCCAGCCAGCTCAACTAGGGTTGGAAACTTTACCCAAAGAGAAACTGTAAACGGAGTGGTTTACCTAGTAACTAGAACTAGGTTTCCGGATGGGACAACGGCCGTTGTGAGTAGCACTCCGGAATTATAAAATCGGTTTCTTTGTGTCTGCTGATATTCGGAGAGGAGAAACCGAAAAACAACCTCCTTTTGCTTCATCAGTTTAGATCCGCTTCGCCAATATCTATAAAATATAAAAGCCTGTAAAGTCTTTCCGTTCCTTCGTGATTAAAAACATCTATAGGCATTTCCATGTTTAAATCTGGGTTTGGCTTGTTTAGCCAGTCGCTAACGTAGCTGTCATCCATAACCTCACAGCATTCGTTGACTAAGTTAACAAATTCGATAAGTTTATCTTTTTTAACTATCATAGAACTGGTTGAATTTAGCGTTGAAGGCTATGGAGATTCGCAAGTTATCGTTCTTGTTGGGATCGACGTAATGCATAAGCCAAGATGGAAAGATTGCCACTTTTCCTTCTTTTATAGGGTAAGTAAAGAAGCTGGAATCATATTTGTTTTTTGAAAAGTACCAGTTTTCTCTTTCGTTGTCGCTTCTTGGGTTAGGCGAGCTAAACCTATGCTGCGGTCTTGGGTCTAAGAAGTGGATAAACCCCGAATCCTCGGGAAAGCTTATGTAGTAGCATCCTGAGTAGTCGTTTCCGGGGTGTATGTGTGGGGGGTTAAAATTACCTTTTTGGTTTATATTTAGCCAAGGGTCAATGTTTCCCCATTCTCCTTTGTCCCAATCGTGTTCAGACTGAATCTTTAATAAAAGTTTTTTTATTTGAGTTTGAAAAAACGAAAAAATATTTTTATCGTCTTCAAAAGGTAACTCGTCTCCCCCGTAAGAATTTAAAGAGGGGTTGCTAAGCTCTTGAGTTTCGGAAGAGTGAATTTCTATATGTTGTTGGGCATGAGGGCGCGATACATATTCTAAAATTTGACTTTTAAATTGCTGATGGTAAGGGAAATCAAATTCCCAAAAATCAGTTACGAATAAATCACGCTTCATTTCTCAGGGGTTCCAAAGGGCTTCACTCACATTTGGAAAGTGTTCTTTAAATATCTTTTTGCATTCTTCGGCTATTTCTCTATGCTCTTTCTGGGTGTTTTCTTCAGTACGTAAATCTATGTAATGCACCCAGCTTCTGATACTACCTTTCATGTACATTGTTGTTTCCGTGGTAAGAGGCAGTATCATTCTAGCTGACTCTTTTGCAGCTCCAGCTTCAACTAGTCGCTTATATAAAGAGAGACCTTTAGCTGTGTGTTCTCTAACTTTAGAAAGTAAATAAGCATCCTCAAATTCATCAGTACTACTTTGACGATTTTTTTCTGCTTGCTTACGTATTTCTACAGGCTCTATTCCTTGAGCTGCGGAATATCTTTGACTAAACTCTTGGAAGCTAAAACTTCTGTGACGTAAAATTTGAGCAGCTATTGCTCTGCTGGTTTTAATCTCCAGAGTCATGTCTACCATCTCAAATGGAGACCAGTGTTTATGTTTTATCAAAAATTTAAGTAATCTAGCGGAGGTAGCTTTATTGTCTTGATTTTCCGGATTACTCACTCTGGCGCAGTAAGCTATTAGATCCTCTGGGAAGCCAGTTGATTCGTGCGAAAATGGTTGAGTTAACGATATTAACTTTACGTTCATTTTATTTGTTTCTTTTTCTTTCGTCGTATTGCCTGCGTCTCTCGTTAATTTCTATTTTGTTATCTATTTTTTCTTGCCCGTTTTGAAGTCTTTCTAGTCTTTGAAGGATATACTCTCTCTTTTCTTTATCGTCTATCCTGTCTATATATTCCAGTCCTTTTTGGATGACTCTTGGGTCTATCTTTGGTCGTCTAGAAGGGACGGTAACTATGTTTGCCTTAGGGTTTGCCGGTACTGTTTTGGTAGACTTACTTTTGTCATCCTTCTTCTTTACAACTGTAGGCTTGGTATTGAGCTTAGGTAATGTGATGACAGACGGTAGCTTGTGGGTTTCGAAAGAAAGGAGCTCCGTTACGCCATTATTGTTTACTTCCACCAAACCTCTCTCTACGCTTAAAAGTGTTACTCCG